GGGTGAATTGTTAACTGGTTTTGGTTTGCCAATTGCCGGCGAATTAGGAGCAAGAACGGCCACTCAAATTGCCAAGACGTTTTATGAACCTACTGTTGGGGACGTTACAACGGCTGCTCGAAACATGGAAAAAAGAGGCTATGTTTTAGAGCCTATGCAATTGCGTGCTAATGAACCCGTTGCCTCTCCTGGGTTTATGGGAAATGCAAAAATCAATGAAGATTTAGCCACTAAAGAAGTTTCCAGTGTGGCGGGAAAAAGAACCAATAATATTAACCCGTCTTATGTAAGAGAACGTTTACAAGCCGCCGGCAAAAAGTTAGATCAAGTGTTTAGCGGAGAAATACCGTTAGATCAAAATTTGATGCAAAAAGTTCTTCAAATGGGCAAATTTGAAGCTGCTGTTGACCCTGCCGGAACACGCGGAGTCAAATCAACGGCTCAAAATTTGTTTAATCGTTATCAGCAAGCTGTTGTTGATTATTACAAACAAATTATTGAAAACAATTTTAAACAGTTGACTCAAGCAGGAGCTGTTAAAGGCGCCGCACGAGGATTGCAACCTGTTGGAGGTTATCAATATTTAGGGTATGCCAAACAAAAATGGCCTACATTAAAAACTTCTGATGACCCATCTAATCCAGAATGGTTCAAACAATCTGTTGATACCATCAAAGAACTTTCTGCCAAATTGGGGCTGCCAAAAACGCCTGACGTTTTCTTAGGAACGTCCTGGCAAAAAGGTTTATATGGAGGAGCTCACCCAGAAGGTTGGATTATTATTTCTGACAATGTAAACAGTTTAGGAGACCCTAATGGGGGTCTGGCTACTGCTTTACATGAATTTGGTCATCAAGCGGAATTTCAATTATTTAGAAATGCTCCGGAAGAAACCAAAAATGCAATATTCCGCGCTTATCTAGACGAATTGACCAAAATTCCTTTGGGAACAAAAACCATTCGTCAATTGCGCCCTGTAACAGCAGAAAAATACGGGCCACAAGCTGCTGACAGAGTTGTGTCAAAAAGCGAAGATAGTGAATATTTTAGAAATTTTGCAGAATGGTTTGCTGAACAGACCTCACGTTGGTTAACACAAACCAAACAACCAACCAATTCTGTTGAAAAGTTTTTCAAAAAAGTCTCCGATGCCTGGAAAACCATTTATCAAAAAGTAACTGGTTATACGCCGTTGGCTCCAGAAGTTGACGCTTTTATGCGAGCTAATTGGAACGGAGAAAGTCTTAACAAAGTAATGACTGGCAATGTTGAGCCAAGTTTAACCACCCAAGGCGCTCAATTAGACAACACTCCATTTGAATTGCCTCCTGATTTTCAATTTAATATCAGTGGAAAAGAACTTCAGCGTTTAAGAAGTAATTTGACCGATATTGCTCGATCATCTTCTGACGGCAATCAACGCCGAGCAGCGGCAGATTTTGTCAATGTTATTGATAGTCATATTGAAAATATTGACCCAAAACTAGCAGATCAATTAAGAAAAGCAAATCGAGATTACGCCACGGCTAAATTATTGCAAGAAGGCATCGAAAAAGGTTGGATTAGCAAATCCGGCAAAATTAGCCTTAAAAGCATGGGCGATTATTTAGCCAACAATACTCAAGGGTTTGGAAGCGGAACAAGCCGACATCCTTTGTATCAATTAGGCGCGGAAGGCCGATTAGTCGGTTTGCGCAATCGAGAACAGGGTGCCGATTATCAAACTGAAGAATTAGCCAGAGCTTTACTTGGCCGTTCAAAAACAGCTATATCAAGCGTTATTGGCGGCAGAACTCAGGCTGCCAGGGCAATTCAAAGACGTTTAGCGGAAGGCCCATTGCCGTTAGCATTTAAACCTGAAGTGAAATCTGTATTGCCGGCTACTGTTGCCGGTGGTCAGCCATCATCAACGCCTTTATTTGAAGAAGAGGAATAAGTCATGCCATTGAAAGCAGGAAAAGGTCGCAAGACGATTAGCAAGAACATTAGCAAGATGGTTAGGGAAGGTTATCCACAAAAGCAAGCGGTAGCTGCATCTTTGACCAAGGCCCGTGGCGGCAAAAAGCTGATGAAGTTAGGCCGTAAGGCTCGAAAGATTAGCCGCAAGGTCAAAAAACTGATGACGCCTATCCGTAAGGCCGTGAGAACGCGTCGTGGCCGCCGCTAAGAAAGGGTTGTATTACAACATCAACCGGCGCCGTAAATTAGGTCTGCCGCCTAAGCGTCCTGGCCAAAAGGGTTATCCGAAGGCTAGTGCGTTTAGGAAGGCTGCCAAAACTGCGCGGAAGAACCGTCGTGGCTAAGAAAAAAGACAAAGGTATAAATCCGGCCCTAGAGGACGCCATCGCCGAAATGCTCAAATCGGTCATGCAGGACGATACCGCGTCGCTGACCGACAAGTGCAAGGTGGTCGACCGCGCCCTCAATCTGGAAAAAATCAAACTGAAAATCACCGATGAGGAGTGGGGAACCGGCTTCATGGTTGATGATGATGAAGAATAAGATTAGACTATAGTTATGTCCTTTTCTCTGGAGTAACTATGGACGGTTTAAAACTGGTTCGGCTTGCTTTGTCTGTGATTACTGACCGCTTGATTACGATTTTGTCATTGTCGATGAGTTGTGGTTTGGCGTGTTGGGTTATGTGGGGTCCTGAATGGGACAGGGTAGCCACACTGGGTATTTTTGTGTTATTTAGTTATTTGGTTATTACTGTCAAGGAGCGTAACAATGCGCGGTCCAACGAAACTGGAGAAGAAATCTAGTCTTCCCCAAGCCGGCGAAAATTTAAACTGGGGTCAACAATGGGCAAAATCCATTCGCCCTCAATTACCGCGTGATTCGTCGCAAGACGGTATCCCACGATGGAAGCCTGGCACCATGCCGACAGGCGGTTTCCGCTCTGTATTTGATTTTAGTACGGGGCCGGTTTCGACCAAATTAGCCCCCACTACTCGCGGCAAAGGTCCCAAGGTAATCTAAAATGGCAAACAATATTCCTTTTCAACCAATGGGAAATTGTGTGGCGGTAACTGTAACCGCTGCCGCTAATACTCAGTCAAATGTGTTTTCGATTACCGCGACAAGTCCAGTTAATCAGTATTATTTGGTCAATTACGACGCCCAATACGCTGTTTATGTTTGGATTAATAATACAAATAATTTTAATGTTGCTTTGCCGTTAACCGCGTCAAACCAAGTTATCCCTATTCCTGCGTATGGCGCCAAAGTCGTGACTGGCCCTCAATGTGGCCCGAACAGCACGGTTTACGCAAAAGTAATAGGCGACAATTCAAATGCAACTTGTTTTATAACTCCCGGAGAGGGATTTTAGGAGGAAATATGGGAATCGACACTTTTCTTTTTGTTTTTGTTGTTGTGGTGGCTGTTCTTGTTGTGGTTGTGCATAAGAATCATTTGGACAGCATTGCGGCGTTAAGAGCCGAATTTTACGGATTACGGCAATCGTTCTCCCCCCAACAGCAAAATACCGTTGTTGCACCGCAGCAAGAACCTGCTCCGGTTGTGGCGCCAACTGAGCCGACTGCTCCCACTGCTCAAAGCTAAGATGTGCGATGGGTATTGATGACATCACTAATCCGCTGAACCAAGCGGAGAGCACGTTAAAAGCGGCGCGTGGTGTCCTCAAAGAAGGCAAAGGCTTAGTCAAAGATATTGCTGAGACCGCAGAGGAATACAAGCAATATAAAGAAAATAAAGCCGATAAACGCGCAATTCGTGCGAATTTGACGAATAAAAAGGCCACTGAGCGCATATCGAAGCGAAATACCAATGCCGCCGTAGCCGACCATGACGCGGCGGTAACCTCATCTCAGGAACTGGCCAAACAGATTCTGATTAAGAAAAAGGCTCAGGAAGAGGAAGCCGCCATGATTTGGGCTATGTCCCAAGATGAACGGGAGGCATACCTTGAGGCAAAACGGCTGCAAACCGAAAAAATCAAAGCTGAAAAGCTCCGGATGATTAAAGAGGCCGACGAAGCTCAGGCCATGTTTGACTTGATAATTAACATTGTTATCGGTATTGTTTTGTTTGTTTTCCTAGCATTTGGCTGTTTTGTTGCGTTAGATTGGTTTTTGGCCGGCAAATTGCCCTGGAGTAAATGATGAATCTATCGTTTTTGGCTCAATTAGCCCCTACCGTGGCATCTGCGCTTGGTGGACCACTGGCGGGCATGGCAGCAGAAGTATTGGCCGCCAAACTCGGCGTTCACCCCGATGACGCTCAAAAGATGCTCGAAGCCGGAAAACTGAACAGCGACCAGGTTGCCGCCATCCAAGCCGCCGAAATCGAGTTAAAGGGCAAAGCCCAGTCGATGGGTCTGGATTTCGCTAAATTGGCCACTGATGACCGCAAGTCTGCGCGGGATATGCAGATAGCCACTAAATCATGGATACCCGCCACGCTCTCTATAGGCGTCACCATCGGGTTTTTTGGAATCTTGGTAGGGCTTATGTCGGGCAAAGTGGTAGCAGGGCCTGAAATCGAGATTATGCTCGGCTCTTTAGGGACTGCTTGGACGGGAATCATTGCGTTTTACTTTGGTAGCAGTGCGTCCAGTCAGAAAAAAGACGATTTATTGCACCAGTCAACCCCAGTGCAGTAATGTTTAAACCAGATTTTCGATTGCGTAAACGTTGGAGGGATTTATGATTTCGAGCCGTAGCCTAGATGATTTGTTGCCAGTGGTACGCACCCGTGTAGACAAGTTTTTAGAATTGTGCAAAGCAGCAAATATTGACTTGCTCGTAACCTCCACTTACAGAGACATGGAGAGTCAAAATGCGTTATATGCGCAGGGCAGAACAAGGCCGGGAGCCATCGTTACTAATGCTCGTGGCGGTGAGTCCTTTCATAATTATCGCTGTGCTATTGATGTGGTTCCTGTCGTTGATGGCAAGTGTGACTGGAACGGCGCTCATCCTGTTTGGCACCAAATTGGCCAACTGGGGAAAGAAGCCGGACTCGAATGGGCGGGCGAATGGACAACTTTCAAAGAATTAGCGCATTTCCAATACACC